GAGGTTGTTCGGGCGCAGTTGCAACAGGCCGAGGGTCTGCTGCGCTTCGGTGATCGCCGTGGCTTCCGTGGCCAGCCAGTAGGCGGTGGCGCCGGCGGTCTGCTTGGTGATATCGGCATTGCCGACCAGGCCACCCAGGCGGCGGACGCCGAGTTGCATCGCCAGCATGCGGTTGCGCAGCAGGCCGATGAAGTCCTGCGGGCGCAGGTTGGTGGCGACCATGTTGCCGCCGTTGGCAGCGGTGCCGACCGTCATGTCACGATGCTGGACTTCGAGCGGGATGAAGAAGCCGCGACCGGAGCCGGCGCGTTCGACGCCGAGGCCGCGAATCTTGTCGGCGATGGCGCGCGAGGCTTCGCGCTCGAGGCCGGCCCCAGACCAGTCGTTTTCGGTCATCGCGCGCAATGCCTTGATGATCGAGAACTGCTTGGCTTCCTTGGCGTTCATGCCGATTGTCATGTCGACCTTCTTCGACTTCTCGGACACATGCTTCAGAAGCGCGGCGGTGAAATCTTCGACCGGCTGATTGATGCGGATCGCCTGATCGGCCATCGCACGCACGTCGGCGTAATCCTTGAACTGCTCGGCCAGCGCGGCGATGTCGTTGACGCGCTTGTTGGCCTTGTCGGTGGCGGCGCGCTCGATGGCGGCGACGTCGACGGTTTCGACTTTTTCGGTCATGGTGCTGTTCTCCTGAATAGCGGGGATGGTGGTTTCGGATGCGCGACTGCGGCCGAGGCCCACCGAGGTGTCGGCAGGCACGGTGACGAGCGAGTTTTCGAGGATTTCCCAACGCTTGACGACGTAGGTGGTCGGCTCGTCTGCTGCCCGTTCAAAGGTTCCGGCGGCGGCATCCAGCGCGCGCCGAAAGGCGGCCAGGTCGCCCGGTGCATCGGCGTGACAGCGCGTCAGCACCCGGTCGAACAATTGGCCATCCAGGGTTCGTGAAATCTTTTCGCCGGACTTCTTCGTCGATTGCTCGACGATCTCGTGGATCTCGTAGCCGGTCGAGGTCTTGGTGAGGTGGCCACCGGTGACGAGCTTGATCGTCTTGCCGTCGTCGGCTGCCCATGAAATGGCGACCTGGCCGCGCACGACCTGGTCGGCGTCGCAGCGCACGCTGCCAGGCACATGATGGCCGCGCAGGGCGTCCCAATCGTGATTGAACAGCAGCGGCCCGCCGTCGTTGAGGCGCGCCAGATTGACCGAGCCTTCGGCGCAGTCGAGTACTTCGATCCCCCACCAGCGCTCGTATGGCTGGTCGGAGGCGAACGACATCTCGACAACCAGGTCTTCGCCGTCCGGGTGGGCGGCGCGGGTGTCGTGGGCAAAACGCAGATCGCGGGTCAAACTCATGGGCAAGCCTCCATGAGTGACGTTTTACGGACCGGGCGGGAAACGATTAAGGCAGGCGGCTTCCCACTATCACAGGGCGCCGCACAGCAGCAGCGCTTCGACTTCATCGACCGGACCGCGGGCCGGTTCGATGACCGGCAGCGGGTTGTAGATCATGGCCGGGCGGCGGCGCTTCTTCGGCTTGTCCGGTGTGCCGCCGACACCACGCCGCTCCTCGACCGGCACGTCTTCCTCATCGGCCGGAGCGAACCAGACCGGCGGAAACCAGCTATCGGCAAACCACTGATAGAACCAGCCAGGCTCAGTCGCCATCGAGAATCACGCCGGTGCGGTTATTCTCCGCGTCGAAACTGCCGGTGATGCGAACCGTCGCGCCGTCGACCGGCGAGGTGAAGGTGATGGTGCTACCGGTGCGTTCCGACAGGCCAGCCAGCGCGGCAAGCATGATGCGCTGCACGTCGCGCAGCGTAAGCGCGCCCTCGACGGTGCCGAGCAGCGGGTCGCCAGCGGCCCCGGCGGCGGCGAGCAGGTCTTGCGCGGGGCTGCCGCCGATCATGTATTCCCATACCTTTACGGCAATGGCTTCCGGTGTCAAGGCGCCGCTTTCGACGGTGGTTCCGGTCATGTAACCCAGCCCCATGATGGCCGCGTGGCCGTCGACGGCGATCGTCGCCTGGCCGGTAAGCGAGGCGACGGCGCCGATGACGGCGGCGGCGTCGATGCTGATCGTCGCCTGGCCGGTGCCATTGATGGTGCCAACCACGGCGGCCTGGCCGTCGATGGTGATGGTGGCGCTGCCGGTGGCGCCGACGATCAGGCCGCCGGATGCGCTGGCGTCGATGGTGATTGTCGTTGCGCCGCTGCGGGCGAAGCCCAGCTCGCCGACGGCCGCGCCGTCGATCAGGATGTCGGTGCGCTTGTAGGACTTGATGCCGCCACCCTTGACCGGCAGCACCCAGGCTTGCGGGTGGCGCACGCCGGCCGGGATGCCGCTGGTGTTGGCAATGCTTTCACCGGCGACGACGGTGGCTTCGCTGATGTTGAAGCCGATCGCCAGCGCGGCGGTGCCGGCCTTGTTGCGGTCGACTGCCAGCGCCGAATTGGCGCCGGAGTAGCGATACGGCCCACCGCCAGCGCGGACGCCCGTGCAGATCAGCATTTAGCCGCCCCAGCCCACATCGAGCGCGAAGCTGAATGGCGAGTTGGTGGTGGTGGCGCCGGTGCCGAACAGCATCCAGGCCAGGCAGGCGCCGTCGGCGATTTTCGGGGCGCTGTTGATCTGATTGACCAGGTCGCGCTCAGACCACATGCCGGAAACCGGAATGCTGATGTCGGCAAGCGGCTTGACCAGACATATGGCGAGGACGCCGGAGCCGGTGTAGGCGGTGCCGCCGGAAAGCGTGATCGACTGGATGCTGCGCACGCCGGTATCGGCGCCCTGCAGCGGCAGGAATGGACCGTAGCGGCCGGCGGCGTTGCCCGAGTGAATGACGCGGGTGGCGTAGGCATCGGCCGTTGCGCCGCACGATGGCGCGCCCTGGAAAGAGCGCGATGCGGTGCCGGCGGCGTTGGTGAAGCTGGAAGCTGAGATATTCGGCCCGCCGGCAGTCGGTTGGGTGACGGAAACGATGCAGGCCTGCACGCCGTCGCCGTTGCCGTAGCGGTGCGTCGGGGTGCCGGTCAGGGTGCGGGCGCCGGTGCCGGTGACATCGGTGCCGGTCAGCTTGTAATAGCCGATCAGATCAACCAGCTTGGCCTGCCATGGGGCGCCGGCTGCGGCGACCAGGTTGGCGCTGATCGACAGCAGGTGTTTTGTGGCCGCGCCGCCTGGGTTGCCGCCGTGCTGCAGGCCGATGATGGTGGTGCCGTCGCCGGTGGGTTCGCTGCAGCCCTGCCAGGCGAGCGAGCTGCCGGGGAAAGCGCCGCCGTTCGGCATGCCGTTGTTGGCAACCAGCAGGTGCCAGCCGCCGGCAGTGTGCACGGGGCTGGTGATCTTGCTGCCTTCGGCGCGCAGGTATTTGCCGGAGGAGATCTGGGTCAGCAGGTCGTCGTGTGAGGTGTAGCCCATTATTTGCTCCAGGCGAATTTGCAGAAACCGGCGAAGATGCCGGCGGCGACACTGCCGGTGCAGTTGCCGATGAAGTTGATGTAGTCGTCGTCGTGAATGCGCGGCGCGCCGGGGTGCGTCTGGACGAAGTTCTTTTCGGCGGGCGTGTTGATTTCGCGGGTGGCAATGTCGGCCAGCGGATCGACCAGGACGAAGGCGAAGAGGCCGCCGGAGGGCGCGATGAAGGTGACGCTGGTGATCCGGTCGACGCCTTCGTCGCCATTCGCCAGTCTGGCGAATGGCATGCCACCTGCGGCGACGCCCGGATCGCCGGTGGCGATGCTGGCGATATTGACGACGGCAGTATTCAGGGCGATGACCGGCGAGGTCTTTTCGGTATCGCCGCGCATGTAGTTGAAGGTTAGCGTGCCGCCGCCGGCAGTCGGCGCGACAGCGACGATCATGACCTTCCAGCCCTGCGCCGGGGTGTTCAGCGGGGCGACGTCATTGACCATGTCCTGCTGGTCGAGCGAATCGCCGTCAATGAACGGGTAATACAGGCCATAGCGCAGCGCCTTGAGGCGGCCGACGCAGTTGGCGGTCGGGGTGACGACGTTCCAGTCGGTCATGTGCATGGTGCTCGGCGCCTTGTCGTCGCCGTGGAAGATGCCGCGCATGCCTTCGAGGCGCGCGGCTTCCAGCGGGCTGGTGGCGTAATACTGCGGCAGCGGGTTGCCGGCGGCCATCGACAGGTCGACCCAGCCGTGCGCCGTCGATGCCTGCGACGGCACCTTGCGAAAGCTGCAGAAGTGGGTGCGCCCTTCCTGCTCTGCCAGGCCGAGGTCGCGCGTGCCGTTGAAGCCCATGTCAGGCGGCGTTTACCGTCAGCCCACCGGCTTCGACCTGCGGGCGGATGTTGAGCGAGACCGGCAGGTCGTCGTCAAGCGGGATGATGATCGCCATGTTGATCGCGCCGCTGGCGGTATCGACCCAGACGGCATGCGTGGCGGTCTGGGTGGCGCCGGCGTCGGTGCGCTTTCCCCACTGCACCAGGTTGGCATTGGTGCGCGTGTCGCCGCTGCCCGACCATGCGGTGGCCTTGGTCTGCGCAACGCGGGCATAGCCGGTATAGGTGCATTCGTTGGCCAGCGGGTCGGCTTCATCGACCGATACGCCGGTCACGAGGGCGAGATAGCCGGTGGCGCCGGCGCGCCAGGCGGGGTCAACGCCTTCCAGGAAGATGTCGAGGGCGTCGGATTCGGATGCGTTCGAGAGGGACATGGTTATTCCTTTATGCGTCTGTTTCGGTCTGCTTCGATTCGGCGATGTTGCCGTTGCCGTCGCGGACGATTTCGGTGGTGGTGACCCGCTCCGGCAGGCTGGTGATACGGACTTCGGACGCGGCCGGCATGATGGCTTCGACCGCAACTTCGACATTCGGCGCGGCGACGTTGGTGGTCGGGTTGAAATTGATGATCGGCGCCGCTTGTTCGCGCTCGGTGATTTCGTTGGTGATGTTCGTGACCGGCGCGGCGGCGGGCTGGACGGTGATTTCGTTGCGCACTTCCGGCGTCGTCACGGTGACTGGCGGCTGGTGATTGTGAATGATGGTGTCGCCGGCCTTGCGATCTTCGCCGAGCGAGCGGGCCAGCGCGATGGCCAGCGCCTTGCTTCCGTCGTCTTCCGGTAGTGGCGCAGGCGCGGCAGGCGGCGGCTCGGGGTTGAGGGCGATACCATAGGTTTCGGCCAGCGCTTCTTCGCGCTGCAACTCGTCAAAGACTTCCTCCAGATCGCGGCCCATTTCGGCGGCGATGCGGCTGCGGCTGGTGATGCGCAGGTCGATGGATTCCTTGGCGGTCTGGATGTCCTTGAGCGGATCGACCCAGCTCCAGCCGCGGAATTGCCAGGCGTGGGCGGCGAACTTCTGCGCCTTGGCGATCGGCAGCGGCGAGCCGTTGGGGAGCATGATGGCGCCCTTGGCCAGCGCCAGGCGCAGCCATTCAGCGAAGATCGGCTCCAGCCAGGCTTCGGCGAACCACTTGTGGCGCTTCTTCCATTCGTCTCGGGTGCTCAGGATGGCGGCGCGGATGCTGCTGAAATTGACGGCTTCGTAGTCGTTGCACAATTCAGGATACGACGCGCCGGGCAGGCCGCTGGCCATGCGCTGGTGCGCGGACTTGAGGAATGGCGCGAAGACTTCGTTCGGGTATTTGCTGTCGATCTGCTTGAAATCGACGCCTTCCGGCAGGGTATCGTAGGTGCCCGGCGTGCTGGTCATAATCTTGGCGCCGGTTTCGTCGGCGGCTTCGGTGCCCAGCGGCGGCGCGGCGCCGTCCGGGGTGACGAAGAAGCCGAGATGGTCGGCGCCGGCCTTGGCGGCCATCAGGGCCGATAGCGCAAATTCGCCGGCATAGTGCATCGACAGCATGGAGGCGTGCATCCACGGGATGCCGCGCTTCTGCTCGGGGCGCTGCACGACGAAGCGGTGCAGCAGGGTGCGCGCCTCGACGCGGTTGGTAGCGCGCGAGCCATGCACATCGCCGGCGGCGAAGTGGTAGGCGACGGGCCGGCCGTAGCCGTCGACCTCGACGCCGGCGGCGATGGCATTCTGGCCTTCGGCGGCGTTGCGGTTGAGCCAGGTGGCGAGGCGGTCGACGTCGATGACCTGCAGCGCGAAGCCGTAGGCGTTGTCGAAGCCTGGGTGCAGGGCCACGCAGAATTCACCGTCGCGGGCGGTGCCGCGGGCGATGGCCTGGCAGACGCCGGTGAAGGAATACTGGCCGGTGACTTCGCAGGTGCCGCGCTGGCCCCAATCGGCCCAGGCGGCGACGATGGCATCGCGGGCCAGGGTGTCCGGGTTGCCCGGCGCATTGTCGGCGAGCGAGACGAGGCGCGGTGCATCGGTGCCGATGATGTTGGTCTCGACGATGTCCAGGTAGTTGCGGGCGTAGTCGTTGTTGTTTTCCAGCGAACGGCTGCGCTGGCGCAGGGCGTCGAGGTCCGAGCGTAACTCATCGTCGATGCGCTCGGCGGTGATGCGCCAGGTGCTGGTCAGCCGGTTGAGCGAGGCGGCGGCGAAGGACTTCTGCTGCTGCGCGGCGAGTTCGCGGCGCTTGGTGGCTTCGCGCTTGGCGCGCTGGCCGGCGGCAAACTCGGTCAGGATGACGCTGCCGTTGAATGGAGCAACCGATTGAGCGGCCATTTAAAACCTCAGATAAACGCGGCCTGACTTCGGCGCGGCGCCGGGCTGGCTGCGCACTTCGCGGCGGTACTGGTCGCGCAGCTTGAGCAGGTCGGCAATCGGGATGTATTTCATCCGGCGCCCGGCAATTTCGTACTCGGCGACGGCCATGTCGTGGTTTTCGATCCAGGCTTCCAGCGCCGCCAGCGTCTTCTCGGCATGGCTGCGGGCGTCTAGCGTGGCCGCGGCGGCGAAGCTGGCCACCACATCCATGGTGCCGGTGCGGATGGTGTAGGCGTCGGTTCCGTTGGCAGCGACGCATTGCCAGGCGTAGGCACCGGCGACGTAAAGCGCAGTGACGGCGGGCGCCACGTGGACCCGGTGATCATTGCCCGAGGCCGTGCTGGCAATGGAGAACTTTCCGGCGGCGTTGATGAAGGTGTAGGTCAGTCCCCAGCTATCGCCAGCGGGATAGTTCGCATCGCTGATCTGCCAGGATGCGGAATCGCCGGCGCGAATGCTGGCCGGCTCGGTGGTCGGTATAGGGGCGCTCATGTGAGCGTTTTACCGGGCGGGTGGGAAGCGGTTAAGGCAGGGGGTTTCCCGGCATCGGCATCGTGGCCATAATCTGATTGACCCTCCGCTTGCTGATGCCGAGGCGCTCGCCGGCTTCGCGCGGCGTCAGCCCGGCGCGCAGACAGGCGAAGACGGCCGACACGCGCTCGACGTGCTGCTTGCTTTCCAGCGAATAGACGTAGTGCCGATCCTTGCCATACTGCAGGCGAAAATTGACGATGAATTCTTCGCGCTTGGCGTCGGTGAAGATGTCGGCGCCAAGCTCGGCCTTGATGTAGTCGGCGATGTGATCGAGGATGTCCATTTACCAGCCTATCGTGTGTTGTTTGACGGGGCGAACCGGCTTGGCCGGAGCGGTGGGTTTTGCTTGTTTTTCGGCGTTGACCGCAGCCGACCGGGCGCGCAGGTCGATGCCGGCCAGGCGCAGCGCGGCCAGGGCGTATTTCCAGCAGTCGAGCGCCTCGTTTCTTGGCCGGGTTTGCACCCATTCGGCGTAGGGGCGGGTGCCGCGCATCTTGGTGACGAGCTTTTCGGCGGTGAGCTGGGCGAAGTATTCGTCGTCGAAGGACGGATCGGCCGGAAAGTGGATGTAGGCCGGGCCGGGTGCGGCTATCTTGAGGCGGGAATAGATCAGCGCCTTGGCCTGGTCGTCGCCGACCAGGTGCACCAGGATGCCCTTCTTTCGCTGGCGGCGCAGGCGCTGGCGGCGGGCCTTGTCGTCTTCGACGATGGGTACGCCCGGCCCTGCCCTGCCCTTGACGGCGAAGGCCCAGCGGCGATTTTCCACCCAAGCATAGACCATGCTGGTGTTGTAGCCGGAGTCGACCGCCACGGCATCGGGCGCCCAATGGGCGAGCTCTTCGGCGAGGCTGGCCCAGACTTCGGGCTGCGCGGTGTCGCCGGGGATGATGAGGTGATCCATCGTCCAGGCTTCTTCGCCGGCATCCCAATCGACGATGGTGGCTTCGAGGCGGTCTTTCTGCACGTCGACACCGGCGGTGCGGGCAAGGCTCTTGGGCTTTTCTTCGTATTGCTCCAAACGGGCGAGCAGGCCGACCGGCTCGACGTGGTCGCCCTGCTCTTCCCAGCATTCGCCGAGGTGGGTGTTGATGAAGGTGCGCAGGGTGCCGGGCGACTTGACGGCGCTGTGCCATTCGCGCGCCAGGTCGGCCCAGCTCGGGCCGAGGCCGATTGGCGCGTACAAGGCGCTGATGTGGTAGCCGCGCGTGCTGCGCTCTGGGTGGGCGGCGATCCAGCGGCCGGCGGCGAGGATGGCCGGCTTGTGGTGCTCGTAGATTTCGCCGTGGCAGTGGGCGCAGACGTAGAAGGCTTCGAGGCGTTCCCCTTCGCCGCGCCACTTGATGCCATGCTCTGACTCCGGCCCGCCCCATTCGAGCGCCTGGTATTCGCCGCAGCTCGGGCAGGGGACGAAGTAGCGGCGCTGGTCGGATTCGGCGTGGCCGCGCTCGATCATGCTTTCGCCCTTGACGGTGGGCGTCGAGATGAACAGCCGCTTGGCGCGGGCGAAGGCCTTGGTGCGGCCCTTGGCCAGCGCCACCGGGTCGCCTTCATCGCCGACTTCGCCGGGGAAGCGGTCAAGGTCGTCCATGATCAGGTAGCGCACTGAGCGCTGCGCGTAGGAATTCGGCGAGTTGCCGCCGGCCAGGAACAGCACGCCGCCGGGGAAATCGATCATGTCCTTGCTGTTGGCCGCGTCGCGCGAACGCTGGCCGCCGAGCAGGTCGCGGATGACCGGGGTTTCCTGCAGCAGCGGGTTGAGCTTCTGCGCCTTCCAGGCGTCGCGGCTATCCAGCGTCGGCATCAGCACCATCACCGGCGCCGGGGCGTGGTCGAAGGTGTAGCCGAGGAAATTGACGGTGGCCTCGGTGACGCCGACCTGCGAGGACTTCATGACCCAGACGTCGGTGACGCGCGACGACGCCGACAGGCAGTCCATGATCTCGCGCAGGATCGGGTTGCGCGCCGTCCGCCACCGCCCGCGCTCGCCCGCCTGCTTGCCGGAGAGAACGCGGTGGTCGTCGGCCCACTGCGACACGGTCAGCGTGCGGCGCGGGGCCAGCGCGGTAGCGATGACCGACAGGCAGTGTGGGAGGGCGCGGGGAAGGGAGCGCATTTAGGCGGATACTTTCGGGCGAAGAATGAATGCGGCGATATGCCGCCCCGTTCCTTTCCCTTTGGATCCGTCCTCTGTTGCGCACCATTTCACGTCGCCGAGGTTGCGAACGTCTTGCGCGCCAGTTGCTGCAAGCATCATCAATACCCACTTATCAACGGGGTAAACGACAACTGATAGGTTTCCTTTCTGTTGCTCTTCTATGGCCTTTCGCATCCATGCGGTCGGCCCTTTCTTCCGTCCTTGGTGAATAATCGAACCGAATGGCGGGTTGACATAGTTTCGCTTTCCCCAATTGCATGTCAGCCCGTCGAATCCTTCCGGTTTTGGGTATGGGCAAGGATCGAAATCGAAATCGAACTCTTCGTCCAGTTCGGCGTATAGATCAGGCGGTGTAAGCCAGTAGTGCTTCCCGTCGTCACCATTTCCGTCGCCAAATTTTGATCCGCTTATTTCTCCAGCAATGTCCTCATGGCGCATAAATAGCTGCGCTTGTTGACCGCTCGATTTTTCGTACAAATCGAACAGATTCTCGTGGAGAATTTTTGAAAACTCATTCCCGAGTGGTTGCTTATCATTCATAAAGCGATCAATAAAACTCACTGCTGCACCCCTTGCAGTTGCGCGATCTGCCGCTCAATCGCCACGCCAATGTCGTGCAGCACATTTCGGCAGGCGTCGGTCAGCACAGCGTGGGTTTCGTTGAGGTCGGTCACGGCGCAGAGCACCGGGGCGGTCTGGTCGGGGAAAACGTCCATCGCGGCGCGCACGCTGGCGCCGAGGAACTTCATGGCGGCATCCACATCCTCGCGGGCGATCAGGTTGCCGGCCATTTGCGCGGCTTTCATTTCTTCCTGGTCGGCCTGGGCGGACTCCTTGCGCGTCTTGGCGTCGACCAGGCGCTCGGGGTCCGTACTTTCAGAATCGCGTTTTGGCGCGTTTTCCGGCGTCGACCGTACCTGTGCATCGCCCTGCCCTGCGTTCGCGCCACGGCGGCGCGCGGCGGCGTGCCGGCGGGCCACATCGAAGCGGCCGGATTGGGTGGCTTCGATCAGGGCCAGCGATTCGCCGACCTTGACGCGGGCGGTGCGCCCTTCGCCGTCGAGTACCAGGCGCCCGGCCTTGGCCAGCGCGGTGATGTAGGACGGGGCGAGGCCGAGGTGGGCGGCGAAGGCGCTTTTGCTGAGGACGGCCGGAAGCGGGGTTTCCTCGGTCATTGTTTTGTTCTTTCAGGCAACGAAAGGAGGGAGGGCGCGCGCGATGCGAACGGCGTACACCGGGCGTACACTATCACGAACACCTGTGAACCCGCATGAACAGGGCGAGCGAACAGGCGTACACCACATTCACGTACACGGGAGCAATTTGTGCGCGCGATTGGGTGATGGTGAGAGCGTTCACGTTTTCGCGTGTACGTGCGGGATATGGTGTACGCCTGTTCGCTTGCCCTGTTGGCAATGGTTTGCGGGCGTTCGCTCCGGTGTTCGCGCGGTGTACGCTGTTCGCTCATGGGTGGTCGCCCAGCGCGTCGCGGAAGGCGAAAAAACAGCCGCCCAGCCATTTGGCGTCGGTGTCGCCTTCTTTTTTGCGGTAGTCGGTATCCATCCCGAGCTTTGCGCCGGCGTTGAGGACGTCGGCGCTTGGGATGATGAAGCGCCAGCGGACCTTGCTGCGGTCGTCGTGCAGGTTGTCCAGGCGATCCTTGAGGCCGCGCCACCAGCCGGGCAGCTTGGCGATCTCGGAAATGAACTGGTTTGATTCGCGCGGGTTGCGCACGCCGTTGTCGCGGCACCAGCGGGTGTATGCGGTGTATAGGTCGGATGATCCGCAGGGGCAGACGGGCAGGCGCTTGCCGTGAAAGTAGATGTCGCCGCCTAGCCATTCGCTGATGAAGCGCTGGGCGTTGCCGCTGCTGACGGCGATCAGGTCGGCCTTGGCCTGCGTCATCGGCGGCTTGGTGTGTTCGTCGAAGTCGCCGAGGTCGAGATTCTTCAGGTAGTGGTGCAGCGCGGCGCCACCGCCGGCCTTGAGTTCATCGCGCACCGCGTGGTAGCTCTCTTCTTCCAGCTTCATCGGGGTCCAGATGACGAAGTGGCGGCGGTCGTCCGGGTCGATGGGCAGCGGCTGGGTTTCGTTCGACAGATAGACGATGTTGCAGTGGTTCTTTTCGTCGTGGGCAGCCACCGTTTTCGGGTTGATCCGTATCCATTCGCCGGTGACGAATGACTTGAGCTTGTTCTTGACGTGGTACAGCTCCTGGCGGGCGACCACTTCGTCGGCGATCATGAACAGCTTGCGCGAGGCCCAGTCGTTGAACTGGCTTTCGATGGCGGCCTGGTCAATGATGCGGCCGTATTCGCCATAGATGGCCATGATTGTTTCGAAGAACAGGTTCTTGCCGGTACCCTGCAGGCCGTGGAAGATCAGCGCGGTGCGCATCTTGGCGCCGGGGTGCTGAATCGGGTAGGCCAGCCAGCGCAGCACCCAGGTGTAAAGGTCCGGGTTGTTGCTTTCATTCGCCATCAGCAGGCGCAGCAGCAGCAGCAGTTGCGTGCAGTCGCCCTCCTTCGGCTCGGTCGGCCAGCCGCCCCACAGGTTGCACTTGATGGCGGAGTCGGTGCCGGCCGGGTCGAAGCCGACCTCGGCGAGGCGCACGACCTGGCGGTCGTCGCGCAGCTTCCATTCGCGCCAGCCGTGGTCAGGGATGATGTCGAGCACATCGGACTTCGGCACCAGCAAATGTTCCTGGTGATCGAACAGCGTGCCCTTGCCGCCGTAGATCAGGGCGAAGCGTTCGCAGGCCTCGCCCACCGATAGCAGCGAGATGAGTTTTTCCTTGGCGGGCGCTTCCCCCTGCCCCCCCGCATGCGCCGCCCGCGCGGGCGCGGACTGCCAACCCAGTTCCCGGAGGCGGGCCTCTACCTGCTCGCGGACGACGTGCAGACCTTCCTTGAGGTGCAGGTCGTTGAAGTCGGTGCCGTCCTTCTTTTCACGGCGTTCTTCAGTAAAAATTGGGGCGATGTACTGCGCGCCGTGGGCAGCGGCGGCCAGCCGGGCGGCTTCGATGCCGGGGTTGCCTTCGGTGGCGAAGTCGTCGTCGGCGCAGATGAGCAGGTTGCAGCGGTATTTTTTGGCCAGGTCGGCAACGACTGGCTTCAGCGAACCGGCGTCGAAGGCGACGGCGACCGGCAGGCCGGTGGCTTCGTGCAGCGAGGCAGCGGTGGCGTAACCTTCGGCGACAAGCAGCAGGCCGCGCGGGGTGCCGCCGATCAGGTGGCAGGCGCCGACCTTGTCCATGCCGGACGGCCAGTATTGCTTTTCCAGCTTGTTGCCGCGATCCTTGCCGCGGATAAGCTGCAGGCCGACCAGGCGGCCGTCGCGCAGCATGGGGATGGCCAGCGTGTCGTCGCCATCCGGCGAGTAGCGCACACCGTATCCGGAAACGCCCTTGCGCTTGAGGTAGGATGATTCGACGGTCGGTGCGGTGACGAAGCGGCGCCATTCGGCGTCGGCCTGGTCGGCGGCCTTGCTGGCTTCGGTGGCGCGCTGCGCCTTGGCGCGCTTGGCCTGATCAGCCTGGCGCTGCTTGATGGCGGCGGATTCTTCGGCGGTGAGCGCCGGGCGGCCGGTGCGATCGAGCTTGAGCGCGATCTTGCCATCGTCGTTGCCGTGCCAGATGCCGAAGGCGCCGATGATGCAGCGCTCGAGCTTGCCGTCGTGGTCGGGCAGGTCGATGGTCGACAGCCAATACCAGCCGCGCTGCTCGCGGGCGTCGTCCTCGGTGTTGCAGCGCACCGGGGCGTTAGAGTCGACCACCAGCCCGCCGATGTAATACCCGCCCCGCTCGCCCTTGACCGTGCCCGGCAACAGGCTATGCCCGGTCATCTGCTCGAGGACGTGATCGTAGTTGGCGGCGGTCATCGGGCGGTACTCAGCGCGTTGGCCAGGGCGGCGGCGAATTCGCGGTCCCATTCGCGGGCGACGATCTTCGCGGCCTTTCCGTGAAGATCAAAGCGCGCCCGGTAGCGCGCCGTATGGACCGGAAAGACGACGAGCGGAATGAGGCGGCCCGGCACCGCCTTGTAGATTCCACGCGGCAATTTGCGGCCGCCCTGGTCGGTCGGATCTCCGTAAAATAGTTCCACGTTGCGGCTGACCTTGACCCGGCGCGACTGCACCTTGGTCAGCTTTCGTTCCTTGCGGGCGACGGCGACCATCTTGCCGATGATGCCTTTCGGGATATTGCCGAATTCGTTTAGGTTGATCGTCGCAGGCAGCTTGAGTCCAGCGAGGCCTGGATTGCGCGTGCCGCCCTCGATCTGATACGCCATGTACTTCGCCTGCGCCCGGCGGAAACCGACCGTTACCGCCAGCCGGTCCTTGCGGGCTCCGGCGCCAAGGATCGCCACGCCGCGCTTGGTGAATGGCACCGGCCGATCAATGGCGCGCTCGATCTCGGCCGGCATCGCCTCGACCACTTTGGTCGCCGTCGCGTTCAACGCCCGGCTCGCGGCATAGGCCACCTGGCCACCGAGGCCGGCGAGGTGTGCCTTGACGGCATCAATGCCGCGAACGTCCACGCTGATTTTCATTTTGTTGTTCCCTCCCGTCGCCGAGGCATGGTACCGACCTCGACCCCGTTTTCTTTGGCGTAAAACGTGTCGCTTCCCTGCATCCCACGCCGGATCTGCGCATCAATCTCAACGCGCCCGAAAGCCTCGCGCATCTGGTCGATGAATGAAGCAGTCACCGGCATGTCATCCCTGAGATTTCTTTTCACTATGCGAAATATCCACACCCTAAGAATTCATCGCACCGCGAATGACC